TAGACTAATGTGTTGGTAGCGTCCTACGGGTAATCCAAGTGCATCTGCAATGTATTTTTGAAGATGAACAAGTCCAAATGCATTCTGCCCGAATGCCGCGCACATATCATTGCTACGGAAGGTTACATTCATGCACAACTTTCCATCTATGATTACACATTGCACATGATTTAGACAGGGGCAATTCTCCATATCAAAATGCACAGGTGGATTCCAAAGACTCATTACTGCTTGGCGAGAAGTAGGATGTTCTCTAAGTTCATTGATTACATATTCCACTTGATTGAAAATGTTGCATGCAGGGCCGTTTAAATCATATTCATATCGAAATAAAAGATTATGATACGTGTAATCAAAGTCTGCCTTAGTTCCATGTAGAATCTGATCTGCATACTGTTCTGCAAACATCCTACCAAATGCTGCTTTATCACTTACCATTGGTTCAGTGAATGGATTATCAATTACAATGCATGAACCATCAATCTCAAGTGTCTTTTCACCTTTCGTAGTAATGCGCTCGTAACCCTTACTGTATATTTCCTTTACAATAAGTTCATGTGCCTTACCAATACAATACGTATGAATCATCTTCATGGTTACACCAATAACTGTTTTAAGTGAAAATCAATCTCATCCTGCATATAATTAAGCGATAAATTATTGTTTATTCTACATGTAAACAATTCACTGTCTTTGTGTATCGTGAACATTCCTTCATCTCTCTCTACACGTTCCTTGCCTACACGTTTGATTCTGGTAGACAAATCAGCATAAACACGGATGCACTTAATATCATACACTTCATTGAAGTTTTGCATAAGGTAAATCAATCCACGCTCATCAATAACATACGTGTTAAAATCCAGCACATCCTTCTTCAGACAACAGTAGCGATGCCCACCAAATTCAGTGTAGGCAATCATATCATCATGCGAGAAAGAATCAAATTCTTCTTTGGTTACAAATGTATGACCTGTCTCACCTGGATAACGCATAGGACGATCAGTGTAGGACTCCATCATCTTGATACCATGTTCACGTTCTATGTATTCTGCAATGGTTGTCTTACCGCTACCCGATTCACCTACAATGCAGATAATGAGAGGTTTACGATTCGCCTTACGCATTATATGGTAACGAATATCATTCCAGCAAATAACCTTGTGCGAGTATTCCTTGTCATCAATGTAAACATCTGCACTAATCTTTCTACAATCGTTACCATACTCTTCAATACGGTAACAAAAGTTTTCATTAACAGCAGAATACTTGATTCCCATTTGTTTAAGGAAATCAATCATATCCTGCTCTTCCTTACCCTGTCGGCATGAATTGATGATAATCTCATGCCCTGCATCAAACAGTTCATTAATTACCTTCTTTGCATTGCGCTTCAGATAACCAATGTCAGGATACTTGTTTGTTACAATAGTTCCATCGAAGTCTACTGCAATGACTAATTTTTTCATTAAAGCACCACACATGCAATAATAAGACCAATCATGTAACCAACACAGATACAAACAATATAAGAGTAATTTTGAACTAAAATGTCACCAATAGTTCTTTCTTTGGTTGTGTCATCTTCAACATAATCTTCCTCTTCATCCTCCATCTTCTCTAATTCTTCAACAATCATATCCACATCAATGAATCGTGCTTCCGGTTGAGGTTCTATTTCTGCTACCGCTTTCAGAGTAAACAGTGAACGTGTAATAGCGATTGCAAACTCTTCTTCTTCAAATGATGCAATAAAAAGCGTAGATGACGCTAATCCATTTACATCATATCTTTCAGTTAATTCATTGTAGCGACACTCGAAACCACAAAAGTCATGTAAATTGTGAGGAGTGTAACATTTACTTTCCTCATCATACATATCAAGATAGATCAATTAAACAACTCCTGTTTGAATGTCTCTGATTCTCTGCTGATAATACTGGAAAATGTTTCTAGGGGCACAACAATTATGTTTCTTACATTCTTCATTAATATATTGCGCAACTAACGGCATTGCAACTTTAATATCAGTAAAGTCATTACCAATGTCTGTTCTTACCTTTTCTATTGCACCGTAAATTTCAGAATCGGGCAAGGAAGGTAATTGTATCTTACCTGCTTCATCCATTCTAGGAAGTTTCTCTAATGATGGAAGATCATGCTTTTCTTTAAAGTAGATGATACCTCTCTTAGTACCTGCACCTTCACCACAATTCCAGGGTAGTTCAGCCCAAACTTTTCCCACAACACCTTCCATACTGTTATCTTTCGCCTTTGCAATCATCTCGTCCTTGAACTTGTAAAGGGATTCAATGGTTGAAACATTGCACGTTCCATATAAATCCACTACAGGAATATCAAAATGGTAACAAGTCTGATACACTTTGTTGTAATGGAGGAATCTGTTTTGTTTCGTGCTCCAAATATCAAACACCACGTAATCATAATCCTCATGCATCTCAATACGTGTAGGTGAACGTCCTTTCATTAACATTTCACCAAAGACAACTATTTCATCACCATAATCACGCTCATTAAGAATCATGTCACGGATTGCATCAACATGGGATGTCTGATTGAATCCACTGTAAAACATATCAGAGGCATTTGCTAGATTCCTACTGCGTAAATGAATGTTATCTTCATTATCAAGATAGACACCAATGTTAGATCCGTCACGCTTTACAGTCCAAAAGATTTCTTGACCCAAAAGAATCTCAGGGTTAGGTTTCAGATTTGCAATCCTTTCAAGTTCCGGATACCTGATCTTATCAATCTCAATCATCCTTTCACCTGCATAATTAATTTTCAGTCTGATTATATATGTCTTATGTTTTTGACGGAGAGTGTATCGATCACAATACACGTTATGAAACACCCACTACAATCAAAAAATCATACCAAAGTCATAGCGTTTTCGCATGGTTTAGCACCCTATCTCTTGTGGGATGAACATTTATATCACCCTGAAAAAACATATCGAAAATAATGCAGTTTTACTCAAAGAATTGAAGAGATTTACCAAAACCTCTCAACACCATCCAGTTCATGTATGTTCCATCCCATACTCAAGAATATGTAATGGAATTTCTCATCGACCAACTTCTCTGCCATGCGCGCATAATCTATAATGAATCCTTCAGGTATGGGTTGCTCATCGGTGAATGATATTGCATGGGTCTTAGGCAGTCCAGGTGGAACATCTTTGACATAGATATATTTCATCTTCTCCATCTTGATGTTACCATTACAATATTTATTGAAATAGATTGCACCGTGTATGTGTATAGGCATGTTGGAAGTATATTCGTGAAATTCCTTTGATACACCCTTTGGAATACCTATTTCGTAAGGAGTGTATTCACCTGCAATGATCTTGTCCCTTACATTCTTCACCATTGGGAATATCTCATCCTTACCCTTTCCGGTAAGAATCATCCGAAACACATTACTCTGCAACTCTCTGATTACTGTAGGTGTGTCACTACGCTTTGCTTCAAACCCCTTGATTTCAAGTTTGGGATGATCAGATATATCAGCACCATCCTTGTATACGATTAGACCTGCATATCGCTTCTTTACGGCATTATCATACTCATCACCCACAAATAATACATTACTGTAAATCTTTTCAAATTCAATAAACATTTTGTTATAGGTTGAATCACCAAATTCTGTTTCACAAAAGTAATCAAGTGAGTTGTTTACATCATCAATAATCCGATTACCTTCTTCTACCATATCCTTCATATTGAGGCTCTTTAGCAAAAACCCGGCTGAATCAGTGTCTGACAAGAGAACAGACGTTTTATTGTCCTCTATTTTCTTCCTCATCCATTCATTTGTCTTTCTACCGAAGTAAGTAATAGACTTGCCAATATCCCTTGTAAACAACCTGAAATGTGGTGCAAGCATCACTCCATACACTGAATTGAGTAAGAACTTGCACACAGTCTGAATCGTATCCCACATCTCGTAGTCATGAGAACCAAGTTCAAAGGTGTCACGCTTCTTTTTAAACTCCTGTCGTAAGTTCCATAGATCCTCAACTACACGCGGGATGAAACCACGCTTATCCAGGCTGAAGTAAACATCATCAACGGTAACATAATTGTTACAATTTGTTACATCATGCACAATCGTTTCCGGTGACATATTACACGTAAGGATAGCAGTAGGATACAGTGAGCGCACATCACCCACTGCAACATTCTTATGGACTCCTACCGTTGGTGTAATTACAATAGCGCCT